GAGACTGTCGTCGCGAAACCGTGCTCAATGGACCTGAGATTGCACCCGGCGGGTCTGGTCTGGCCGTCTCTACCCTATATGGGGGCGTCAATGGCGCTCGACATGCGGTGGCGTCTACCTCATGTTGCCCAAATCGCTGCTGTCGGCGCCGTCGTCACCCTCTCGACATCCGGTGGTCGGAGGTCAGCCGCGTCTCTCCCTCTGATGCGCTGAAAGTTTTTCGTCTCCCCGCTGAAAGTTTTTCTCCCCGGCGCTGAAAGTTTTTCATCAGGCGTGAAAAGTTTTTTGCAGGCCGCTGAAAGTTTTTCGACACGCTCCCGGCCCGGTTCTGCTGGAGTCCGCGCTGCAACGAAGCATCCCCCCTTTTTGAGATTTTTTTTCTATTACTGGGTTACTGACTCAACACGACATCATTTTTTACTATTTTCTGACTTGTCTACGCTTGTCTACGCTTGTCTACGCCCGTGAGCTGCAAAGTGTAGACACGATATTTAGGGTTGTTCGGTTGATATGGTCTGTTTTCTACAGTTGTCTACGCTGTCTACGCTACCCATTCCAGATACATACACCTCACCATCATATATCATGGCATTTTAAAAAACGTGTAAGGCTCGTAATAAGGAAAAAAGTGTAGACACTGTAGACAATGAGAGATTGTCTAGGTTCCTCCGCAGTTTAGGGCGTCTACACCTTAGCGTAGACACGTCGCCAAAGCGTAGACTGTCTTTTATGTCATCCCTTGCCACCTTCTGTGAGTTAGGATACAGGCCTGTCACAATCAGGAGGACAGTAATGAAGTTGGAGTCAGCTCTCGAGAGCAGGTTTTTGACGCCCACGGAGGTTTCCGAGCGTCTACAGGTGAGCGCCAGGACGGTTCAGCGTCTGATACAGCGCGGTGAGCTCAAAGCATTCCGCGTGGGTCGCCAAGTTCGCATACCGGAGTTAGCCCTGAAGGAGATGTTGGACTCTGGCAGGTTGGGTGAGGCCATTGATTCGACACACATGCGTGAACCGCTGTTCTAGGGAGCTGACATGGCGAATATGACTGCAAAGGACCGCATTCTTGCGGGTCTAAAGATGGTGCTCGTCCCTGACCAGGTGGTCGAGTTGCGCGCATTAGGCGTTCACACGATGGATGGCTTCAGAACGTACAACGGATTCTTTGACGATCATGAGGCCTTAGCTGAGGCAGCAGCATTCCTCTGCACACAAGGGGCTAAAGGGGTCTACTTCACTCCCAATCCACTGCGTAAGACGATCTCGAAGGCCGATAGGAACATGATCGGGGTCGCCAAGCGTGGCAGCAGCGCAAATGACAGGGATGTTTCGGAAGTCAGTTGGCTCCTAGTTGACATCGACCCGTCTCGCCCAGTCAACACCTCCAGCAACAAGCAGGAGAAGGAAGCCGCGCTGTCGGTGGTGGGTAAGGTCCGCGCATTCTTGGAGTCGAAGGGATGGCCTGACCCCCTCTTCGCAGATTCTGGCAACGGCTACCACCTCATGTACAGGTGCAAGGGGCTTACACCCGAGATTCACAAACGCATCTTGGACTTCCTCTCGTTCCGCTTCAGCAGAGATTCTCTCGCCATCGTTGACCAAGCTGTGTACAACCCCTCTCGGATATGGAAGGTATATGGTACATATTCACGAAAGGGTGTGGACTCCGAAGAAAGGCCGTGGCCGCTCGCGCACGTTATTTCAAAAAATCCGCCGGAAAAGTTTGTCCAGCAGCAGCAACTGCATGAACTTTTGGCTGATTCTCCAGAGGAGAATGAGCGGGATAAACTTTCCAGCGGCGAGCAAGCTCGTCTCGGCATCTGGTTACGGAAGCATTTCCCTGAGCTGACTGGTCCAGAGCCTTGGGCAGGCAAGGGTAACCGCTGGGTCTTCGATGTTTGCCCTTGGGACCAGACGCACACCGACCGCAGTGCTTACGTCGTGCAGTTCAACGGCGGCGGCATCGCTGCTGGTTGCCTGCACAAGAACTGTAAGGGCCACGAGAAGGACGGTCAGGGCCGCAGTCTTGGTTGGGAGAACCTGCAAGACCTTGCGGGCGAGCACTTTGTACTGCGTGCGCCAACAGACCTCGCTCCATCGGGTACGGGAAACTACAACCTTACGGACCTGGGGAACGCGAAGCGTATGATTCACGCCTTTGGTGTCGGTGTACGTTACTGTGCGACTCACGACGCATGGTATTTCTTCGACGACACTCGTTGGAAACTTGATACGGATGGAGCCGTCCATCGTTGTGCGAAACTGACGACGGGACTTATTTTTGCGGAGGCCAACTCCGAGTCCGATCGCCAGCGGCGGCGCTTGTTAGAGAAGCACGCCCTTCGCAGTGAAAGCGCCCGGTCTCTTAGCGCAATGGTGTCGGTGGCGTCAACCGAAACCGAAGCATGTATTGCTGCAGCATCCCTCGACGCAGACCCGTGGCTCTTCAACTTGGCCAACGGGACACTGGACCTGCGAACCGGGAAACTGTCCGACCATGACAGGACGGACCTGATTACCAAAATCAGCCCAATCGAATGGGACGTGGACGCCAAGTGCCCCATGTGGGATGAGTTCATCCTGTACGCTATGGAAGGAGACTCTTCTCTCGTAGACTTCATGCACAGGTTCTTCGGTTATTGCCTTACAGGCTTGGTTACGGAGCAAGTTCTTCTCTTCATGGAGGGTACTGGTGGCAACGGAAAGACGACCGCGCTGCTCGCGCTGATGCACGTTCTTGGTGAGTACGCCATCCAAGGAGCACCAGGCCTCTTGATGGCGAAGCACAACGAGTCTCACCCTACGGAAATCGCAGACCTCGAGGGCGCACGCTTTGTGGCTAACGCGGAGGTCGAGAAGGGCAAGCCGTTTGCTGAAGCATTGATCAAGCAGTTGACCGGAAGCGACCCCGTCAAAGCCCGGAAGATGCGGAAAGACTTCTACCAGTTCATGCCTAGCCATAAGCTGTGCATCGCAGCGAACCATCGACCCATCATCAAGGGCAACGACGAAGGCATCTGGCGGCGCGTCATCAGGATCCCGTGGCGGGTAAAAATTACACCGGACAAGAAAGACCCGTTTCTTTTCGACAAGTTGAAGAAAGAAGCCCCAGGCATTTTGAATCGACTCATCGAAGGTTGCCTCGACTGGCAGAAAACCGGACTCCGGCCTCCCGACAAAGTCAGGCTAGCTACCAGCGAGTACCGTGAGGAGATGGACGTCCTCGCTGAATACATGGAGGATAGGTGCGTTATCGGCAAAGGCAAGTCTGTTCCCAAGAAGCAAATCTACCTCGATTACGTCGAGTGGTGTGAGGACATGAAGCAGCGTCCGCAGAGTTACTCGCTGTTCAGCCGACAGCTTTCAGAGCGCGACTTCCGCTCTAAGGTCACCAAGATAAACTTTAACGGTGACCGAAAGTCTGTCCGCGTGTGGCGAGGGATAACCCTTAAGCACATAGACCGGGCGTCACAGTCGCCTATGAAGAAGATGGCGTCCTCAATGGGATGGACTGAGCCGGAGGCTTGACTCGGTTAGTCCCGCATCTTAGTTACACACAGGAGCTCGAATGCCACCACGCACAAAAAGCAACCAAGGCCGAGGCCGACCACCCGAAGGCGGAGGCAGTGATTACGCGCAGTGGCTCTTGCTGGTTCCCAAGGACAAACGTAAAGAAGTCGCAGATTTTATTGCAGAGCATAAAGTTGAAACTTACGACGATTTAGTTGTCTTTGGTTGCAAGATTATGGCTGCACTCATGGAGGGGCGTATTACCCCCGCCATCGCAAAAGAACTTCGCGCGTGGCATGAGATGAACTTCACGGTTATTGCTGCAAAGAACACCAAAGAGGAAGCCCCTGACAGCACTTACTCTGACATCGTGACTGCTCTAGTGCAGGTGAAACGAGAGACGAAAAAGCTCCGGGGTGATTACTTTAGTTCTAGCGACGTTATCGAAGAACAGACACCTATTATTGTGGAGGCCAAGAATGGCTGACGGGCTTACCCTAGACGACATGCGGCGAATGCAAGAACTTGAAGCGGAGCTTATGCGGCTTCGTGAAATACAAGCTGCTATGTCGCCAGAAGACATCGCCATGCTTTCTGAAGACTCGGACATGGGTGAGGCCATGCGTTACGCCGAGCAGGACCGCGACATTCGCCGTCGTGCAGAGCAAGGCGATGCGATGGCAAATACACTGCTCCGTGGCGAAGACCCACCATCTCCGCAAGAGATGCCCCCGCAAGAGATGCCTATGACCGGCCCCGCCATCTCGGCTGAGGAGAGAGCGCAGATTCTGGCTACCATGCCCGCCATGCGAATGGACGGAATGGGCGCAGGGCCTGTCCGAAAGTCAGTCCGAGAGGACGTGATGAAGAACCTGATGGCTACCGAGGAGCCGGAAGAGGAGCTCTAAGATGGCCACAGGTGATTTCTCTTTTCGGCAACTAGCCGCAAACTTAGGGTTCGCCCCCAGCCCTATTGACCTTGAACGCCAAGCATCCGTGAAGCGTGAGCAGGAGGAGTTTGAGGCTTCTCCAGAAGGTCAAGCGCAGCGTGCGTACAATGAGTCTTTGGCGTATGATCGGGAACTCCCATACATTGCCCCCGAAGACTTGACCCCGGAAGAAAAGCGCAGGATTGCAAAGGCTAAGAATGACGCATTGGTAGCGCGCTTAAATCTAAAGTTAAACCGCCCAATATCCATACCCTCTGGCTCGACGGTTAGGCCCTCGACTCCTACAGAGCAAAGAGCTGTAGAGCAAGACATCCCTGCTATCGACCCAACCGTACCTCGAGTAGGCACACCTACTGGCGCAGACATCGCAGGAGCGGTCTTAAAAGAGCGCCCCACACTCCCTGCAGAGGTCATCTCGTACCCGATTGGGGCAGCGGGTGCCGCTTACGACATATTAAAGCAGTCCTTAGACTCGAACCCTAATCTGACTCAAGCGCAACGCTTGGCCGCAACGTCAATGGCCTCACTAGGCTTTATCCCAGGCGCAAAGGGAGCCAAGGCCGCAAAAGGCGCGGCGGAAGAGTTGTTAAAAGAAGGGGCGGAGCAAGCCACCAAAAGCTACAAAAAAATGCCTAAAGCTGAAGAAGATTTAGTAACATTATATAGAGGGGGCGCTGAAGATGTAGATAGCCCTGTTAGTTATACAACACCTGATAAGAAGTTAGCTAAAGAGTATGCTGAAGAGAAAGAAACCTCCGAGATATTAGAATATAAAATACCCAAAAGTCAGATAGCATCTGAGGATGAAGCTCGTAATATTTTAGTTGGATTAGGTTACAAGAATGCAAATAATGACGGAATGATGCACGAGCTTCTTGACCCTAGATTTAAAGATGAAGGTTTCTACCTTGGGGATGATGCTACAAAAAAGTTAGTTAAAGCCCTTGAAGATAAAGGATTTAAAGCCTACGAGGCTTTGGGTCAGTCTTTAACGAGTAATAAACCCACTCGAGAGGTTGTAACATTCAATACTAAAGAAACCCCAGAGGATGCTTTTGAGGCAAGAGCTCCTCGGGGCTACAAAAAAATGCCCCGGCCTTCTAGCACGCAGGTCACGACTTTGGAGACTGGCGATGTTGAGGACATCAAGAGCACATTGGAAGAGCTGGGCTTTCCTCCTGCGGAGATTGAGCGGAGGCTAAATCCAAAAGAAGGCGACCCTGCTGGCCTGCAAGATTTAGCCTACTTGGAAAATCGTGCTGAACGATTGACTCGTCAGAAGTTTATAGATGATCGGCTTACCGACATTCAGACTCGTCGAGCCGCAGCACAGACCCCAGAGGGCGCGCAACAAGCTGCAGAGACGACGGCTCAGATTGACACGCCCACATACGCTTCTGGCATCATGCCTCTACAGGACGCTCCTCCGTCGAGAAATGTGAGAGGCCTGTCTGGTGTAGACGATGTCGCCGAACAAGGTGCCGAACTTCAACGTCGGGCCGACCTCGACGTGGGATTGGCAAAAGACTCTGAGCGCCGAGCGGTTGACATCGCCACCCTTGAGCTTCCTGACGCAGTTCGTCAGTTCGCGCAATCTAGGCGATACAATCTAGCCCCCGAAGAGACGGCAGGCCTCGCGCAAACCATCCGAGACAATGGCGGGATAACCTACGATGTCGGAACAAAAACCGCAAAAGAAACTGGATTTAGCGTTGCCCCTTTCAAAGACACCGAACTTAAAGTTGACCCTGCAGATTTTACCCCTGACACAGTGCGGGCCTACGCGCAGACAATGGAAAGCCTGCTTGATGTAGACGGCGTACACCTGGGTGTTTGGTTTGATAAAGACAACAATAAATACGTTTTTGACGTTTCGGTAGTTGCGCCAAACACAGACGAGGGTAGATTGCTCGCGGCAAGGCTGGCCAAGAACGGTGACCAAGACGCCATTTTCCACCTTGATACATTTGATGAGATTGACACGCCAGATTTGGAGGTAGAGTTTGGAGAAGAAATCCTCAAAGGCGCAACGACGCCAGAATATGAAGCTCTTTCACAAGTCCTCGAACGAGTCACTGGACGAGTTTCTCCTTCGGATACAAAAGGACTTGCCAAGCAAAACAGGCTCAAGCCCCAAGAAGTAGAAGACATACGGGCGTACCATGAGAAGATGGTCCGTAGCAAGTACAAGCGTGGAGAGCCTGTTTCTCAGGATATTCTTGACCAGTATCCCGACATTCAAAGCCCGCCTGCTCCGCTGATTGCGTTAAACAAAGCCGCGCCCGAAATCGTGGCTGACTCAAGAGCTTCGTTTACTGTGCCAATCGTAGCAGAAGACAGAACTCTTTATGAGATTCTGCGTCCAGACGGAACGCCGTATGCCAAAGAAGGTCAGACAATCACCAACAATAATATCTTTGACTTTCTGACAGACAAGTATGAAGAAGCGACCGGCAGAACAACCCCTATGCCGTTTGACGATACCGGCCTAGTATACCTGCAGAATACGCTTACGGAAGAACTTCTTAGCCAACTTGAAGATACAAAAGCATTTATGAGTTGGTACACAGACGATGTCCGGGACTTCCTCGACACCGCTTCACAGGTTTTTCCCGAGTTAAAAAACAGCGAAGTTCACCGGATGACGTTGTTAAACATCGCTAGCTATACATCTAATGGTCTCAACCCCGTTGAAAACGGAAGGTTTGCCTTAGCCTCTTACGCCGAGTTGACGCAAAAAGGCGGCATGAGCGGAAGAAATCCTTTTACCATTAAAGACGGCAGACTAGCAGGGTACGGGACTCGAGCGCCTACCGTTCAACAAGGGCTACTGTTTTACAGTGGCCGTATTAAAAAGCTCGGCCTTGACGGAGCGGCTCGTGAACTGTTGGAGCTAAACAGTAAGCGAGGCATACGGCAGACGCGCCAAGAGTCCGGGGTCTTCTCTCCGACACACGCGGGCCCCGGCCATCCTGTTCCGATTGGCGCTCTTATGCCAAACTTGTATGGGAACGGTCCCAAGATTGGGACATACGGCGGCAACTTGGTTGGGATGCCTGGGGGCACATTCGATGTATGGCAGCATCGTCAAGAGCTTACCCGCATGGGGTATGGGCGGTTACTACAGAAAGACGCCGCAGGTAAAAAGTTTTTAAATCCAGACGTCCCTGCCCTTGTAAAAACTCCGACTATTACTCAAAAAGTTTCCCAGCAAATGTGGAAAAATATTGGCAAGGCTACAAATCTAGAAGACTTCCAAGTGCAGGCCCTTCTGTGGTTCTATGAGCAAAACATGTACAGGAGGCTAGGAAAGTCTTCTGTGAAAAGCGGTACGATGTCGGAGGGGGCGCGGAAGTTTGTGGATATTTTACCTGAACTTAGGTTTATAACTCCCAATGGGTATTTGGGTGACAAGGTTACCGGCACCAAGACTTACTCTGTAGGCGTTGGGACTAATAAAAACCGGGCCGCGATGGAGTCTGTTCGGTCTCCTCGGAAAAGAGCGAAGTCCGGTGAGAGCGAGTTCGCAAAAGCTAAGGCCGCAGAGCGTAAAGCTAAGGCCGCAGAGAAAAAACGAAAGGCAGAGGAGGCGGCAAGTGAAGATTAATACTGTCGAGCAGGCCCTTGCTGAGGCCATGAACATTAAGATGGACGCAAACATTGCCACCTTAGCAGACGAGGGTATCCCATACCTAAGTCTAGACGACCTTGTTGCTCGCAATACAGAGGGCATGGCAGAAGAAGCCCCGTCTCCAAAAGATTTACGCTTTGCCGCAGCCAACAAGGCCTTGAGGAATGAGTAAGCCAAAGAGCCGCGTCAACGAAGCGGGCAACTATACGAAGCCTAGCATGCGTAAGAATCTGTTTGAGAAGATCAAGTCGTCCTCCAAAGGTGGTAAGCCTGGCCAATGGTCTGCCCGTAAAGCTCAAATGCTTGCCAAGCAGTACAAGGCGAAGGGCGGAGGCTACAAGTGAAAAAGACCCAGAAGTCTCTCAAGCGTTGGACCGACCAAGACTGGACTACCGCGTCTGGCAAACGAAGCCAAGACACGGGTGAAGTCTACGCTCCTCGGGCCACGATAGAGAAACTAAAGGGAACACCAAAGCTCGCCAGAGCAAACGCCGTCAAGCGCCGAGCTCGAGCCGCAGGCAAGCAACACGCCAAGCACGGGTTACATAAAGGCAAGAAGAGGTAGTCATGGCGGTCACGGCTAAAAAAAGACGCAATGCTGCAAGAGGCGCGATGCTCATGAAGAAGCACGGGCTGTCTGGTTACAACAAACCTAAGCGTACACCGGGTCACCCTAAGAAGTCTCACATGGTGTTGGCAAAAGATGGCGACCGCATCAAGCTGATTCGCTATGGCGAGCAAGGAGCGAAGACAGCAGGCAAGCCCAAGAGGGGTGAGGGCGATAAGATGCGCAAGAAGCGGGCCAGCTTTAAGGCAAGGCACGCTAAGAACATTGCCAAGGGCAAGATGAGTGCCGCTTTTTGGGCCGACAGGAGCAAGTGGTAATGGGCCTCCCTCTTGAAGGCGAGGCTCTTGAGGCTTTAGCTGACCCCGCCATCAGCCTCCGCGCTTACGCCAAGATCATTGACCAGAAGACCGGTCAAGAACATACCTTCGATCCGTTTGCGATTACCGACCGCCTGCAGGAAACGGTTGTCTCGTACTACTCCGAGCCACCAAAGACCGCTCTAGGACAGACCAAGTGGCTGACCCTCCTTGGGTATCGGCAGGCAGGCAAGAGCCTCACAGCAGAGCTCTGCGGCTACATACGATCGGCCTACACACCAGGTCACGATCACGTCTGTATTGCGGATAACAAAGATAGGGCCGAGTACCTGCACCGACGCATTCACCTTACCCATAGCCGCTGGCCAGAACTGGTTCGCTCCGACACTGTGCCCAACCGAGAGGTTCGGCAGTTGACGTTCCAGCACGGCGGCAAGATGCGTGTCCTGTCTGGTGAGTCGGGCGCGGTTGGTATCGGTCAGTCCCCCGACAGCTTCCACGGGTCAGAGCTTCCGTACTGGCGTAATGCTGGTCACCAGTTTTCGATGATTTACCCGTCGATGATTAACCGAGACCACTCACAGGTTTTGCTCGAATCAACTCCCTCGCCAATGAGCGAGCCTTCTGCGGAATGGTGGCGCGACCACTGCCGTGACGCAAAGCTGGGCCGAGGCCGATGGGCGTATGCGTTCTTCCCCTTCTGGGACGGTGTGCTCAACCGACGCCCGTGGCCCAAGGGGCAGAAGCTCACCCTTGAAGAAATGGGTTTGCTCGACAAGTACGGGCACCTCGGACTGCGAGAAGAGAACCTTCAGTTTCGCCGATTAATGATTGACACGGACGCAGAGATTCGTCGCAATCCAGACTTGTTTAAGGTGTACTACCCGTTTGACGACATCAGTTGCTGGATTGCATCTGTCGGCTCGGTCTTCCATTCCACTCTGCTTAAACGGCACCAAGACGCTTTATTGGTTCCGTGGGCAGGTCCATACATGGAATACGAGAAGCCGGAGCCGGGAGCCGTTTACGCTATCGGAGTTGACCCAGCGGGTTATGCTGCTCGCGATCATGCCGCATTCCAAGTGCTGAAGGTGTACGATGGAGAATGGACCCAAGTCGCAGTCTACGGAGGCGTCACTGACCCCGTCGTATTTGCAAAGAAAATCAATGAGGTTGGCAAGAAGTACAACAATGCGCTTGTGGCTGTGGAGAGTAACGGGGTTGGTGTTGCTACTCTGGCTCTACTTGAGGAGCTGGGCTA